CGCACTCGAAAACTTACGAGAACTCGCATTATATACGGTTTCTACAGATACGAGTGTTATAGAAGAGTTAGACACGTTAGCGAACAGTATAAACGCTGAATTTAGCCTTGTTTTAATAAATGAATCGATTAACGCTGCGTAATGTATTTAAAAGAATAAACATATTTTACTTTATAATGACGAAAACAATTGTTTCTACACGTACACGTTCAGGGAGACTCTCAAAAGTTCCAGAACGATTAGATCCACTCGAAGATCTTCCAGAAGATGATTTTTCGGATGATGATTACGAAACCGAATCGGAAATAGAAAGTGATATTGATCTTCTTCAAACGGATGATGAAGATGATTTTGAAGATGATGATAGTGATATGGACGAAAATGGTAATTTAAAAGGGTTTATTGTTGACGAAGATGAAGAAGATGAGGAATAATAGGCTTAAAAAAATAGGTTTACATTTTATAAATGGAAGCTGAAGTCGGTACACCTATAAATTATGATCCAGATGAATTTATAAACAAAGAACAAGATCAGAAACTAGACGAACCAGAACCGGAAAATAACGAACACTATTATTTTCCGCCACCGCAACAGTATTACGAGCCGTATCCACAACAACCTACACAAAAGGAAGATATATTTACAAATTTAGATAAAACGGCGTATATCATTATATTCGTATCCTTTATTTTGGGATTTTTTATGGGTAAGACCATGCAACCGGTCATTCTTAGACCTGGATAGGTTTACCTCTAACCCAAAGATGTTCAGACGACGTTTGTTGTCCTTTGAAATCACCGATAGGACCAGTTTTAGATCCTGTAAAATATGCACGACTTACAACGAGTGGATCTTTTAGTATATCTTGTGCGACATCAGACGCACTCACATTTTCAGTACCCGATTTACTTTTTCGATCTTCATACAATCGTAGAAATAAACCGACCATGGCTAAAACAATAATTATGGTGATTATATTTAGTATAATACTCAACATTCTTACATTTATATACAAATTTATTTAGATTCTACCTCTTCACCTTCCTCAACTTCGCCTTCACCTTTCGTATCCTGAGCTTCCGTAGACGACTCGGACTTTTCGAGAGCCGCTTTCGCCTCAGCTTCAGCTTCAGCTTCACGCTTTTCCTTTCTTTCTTCAATTTCCTTGGCAACAATAGTATCCGCTTCCTTAACAAGTTCCTCCATTGGTGTATCTGGTTTTTCCTTTTGGAGACGTTCGAGAACTTCAGCTGGGTGACTGATTGGTGGTTCATCCGGTTTCGTATAATACTTCGAATTTTCATCACCTGGTTTCATAAACGTGGATGCACTCTCGACCATATCACGTTTACGTTCCGCAAACATTTGTGCAGCTTGAGCTTGATTTTCTCTATAGCCAGACATGAGTTCCTCAAGTTTTTCATTCGTATAATGAACGTCTTCGATCTTTGTCGGATCGGGTGGGATTAACAACCATTTATACATATCAACAACATAAATATCGAACGTCGCATCTTCTTTTTGAAGACGTTTGGCGTGTGATGCAGCCTCATCTCTAGAATTAAATGCACCCCGAATCTTAATTCCAAACTTATCGTTCTTTTGCGGCGCTTCCGGTCCTACGACGGAAAGACATGCGTATAATTGACCAGGAACGGTCGTGTAATCTTGTTCAAGCGTTGACATTGTTTTATATAGTAACAAAGCTTAAAAACTTTAAGTCTATTCTATGTAATATAATGCACGAATTCTGGAATAAACAACCTGTTCCTCAAGATAAAGTTGTTTTTAAAAATGATGGCGAAATTAATTCATCGAGAGAACTTAGGTATGAAAAAAACCCGTTACCCGAAGGATACGAATGGAGTTCGTGTGAAATAGAAGAACTTTGTGAATTCCTAAAAGAAAACTATATTCGCGACGATTTTTTTGAATTTCACTATTCTAAAGAACTTGTAAAATGGGCAACGTATAAAGATGAATGGAATCTCGTTATTCGTGAAAAACAAAACTCTAAAATCACCGGTTTTATATCAGGTGTACCATTAAACGTTCGCATAAATGATAAAACTGTAAAAATGTTTCAAATAAATTTTTTATGCGTCTCTAAAAAAATTAGAAATGCATATTTTGCGCCTTTACTTATAAAAGAAATTACACGGTGTATAAATTTACAAGATATTTGGCAGGCCGTATATACCGTTGTAAAAAAGTTACCAACCCCCATCACTAAAGTGAAATACTGGCACAGACTCATAAACGTCAAAAAATTAAACCGCGTAGGGTTTTCTAATGCAAGAGAACAAGCGCATCGTATTTTAGGTACATCACAGTTTAGGGAAATGACTATAGATGATATTCCACGGGTCACACGAATGTTACAAGAACATTTAAAAAAGTTTAAACTTTCACTTAATATCGATGAATCTTACGTTAGACACTGGATTCTTCCACGTAAAGATACCGTGTACACATACCTGAGCGATGAAAAAGATCAATTCATCACTTTTTATAGTTTGGATTATGTACATAAACAGAGTGGTGAAACCATAAAACAGGCATACACCTTCTATAACGTCGGGAACTGTTTAAAAGATGCTATAATTATGGCACGTAATAGGGGATTCGATGTATATAATTGTATAAATATAGGTCTCGATGAAGATGAACTCCGAGAACACAAGTTTATGGAAGGTACGGGATATAATCACTATTACCTTTGGAATTGGAAAATTAACGAAGAAATTAAACCTAAGGATATAGGTTTTGTAATTATTTAACTCTATTTAAAAAAGAAAACCCATTATAAATAAATGGAGGAGATACGTAAATACCATAACGAGTCTAAGCGTCTCCTCATCCAATCGGCTACCCGCGAAGGCGATAGTATTTTGGATGTAGGATGTGGATTCGGTGGTGATCTCCAGAAGTGGCGACACGCGGGGGCTAATATAAGCATGTGTGAACCGAACCCAGAATCACTTAAGGAGGCTAAGTCGCGTGCCAAAAACATGAAAATACGCGTCAACTTTTACGAAGGTGATATATTCGCGTGTCCACAAAGAAAATATGATGTCGTGTGTTATAACTTTGCGTTACATTATATATTCGAATCATCCAAGTTATTCGAGACGTCTTTATTAGCAATTAAAAATAGAATAAAACCTGGTGGTCAATTCATAGGAATCATACCGAATTCCGATAAGATTATCATGAATACACCCGTAAAAGACGAGTTAGGAAACTACTTTTTAACGAAAGAAACGAGTTCGGGAAACTTTGGGGAAAAGTTATACGTCCACTTAGCCGATACACCATATTATGCCGATGGACCTAAGGTTGAGCCCATTGCACACAAAGACATGTTATTTACACGTATGGAAGATTTGGGGTTTACTTTAACATTATGGGAAGATCTTAAAGGAAACCCGGTTTCGGATCTGTATAGTAAATTTAAGTTTGTGTATAAGAGGTGAACCGTCAATTTTTATGTATGTTTATGATAAGATGATATTAGCTTTACTCCTCATTATCATAAACGTGATTATACTCATGAATATACAGGAACCCGAGAGATTATCTGAAGTTCGTGAAAAATACAGGACACTCAGGGAACACCTTAAGCAAACAAATAACGAAGAATTCAAAATGTTATGTAAAGAAATTCCAATTACCGCACACAGGCGTATGAACGGGTCTATAGGGTATAATGTGAGTAAAGGTAGTGATATAGGTTTGTGTATCGATGGTGAACCTAATGAAATATTCCATGTTTTAATACACGAACTCGCACACTGTACTGTAGATGAGTATTCACATAGTAAAGACTTCTGGAAAAAATTTGATGAACTCAGAACGATATGCGTTTCTTTAGGGATATACCGGGAAATACCACAAAGAACTGAATTTTGTGGTAAACACATCCAGGATAAATAATGTTTGGTATTAATAAAATGCAATCGTTCGGTGATTTAATGAAAGCGTATTTATTACTGAATACTTTACTCGCATCTTCGAGTGCCCCCCTACTTTTAAACAATAATTGGTTAAACATGTTTATAATCATGGTCGTTACACCATTAGTCATTACCGCGTTACCACGTGGTGGTGATATATTTGGGCGTTTAGCTATAGATGCACCATTTTTGATGGTTTCAACTTTACTAGGTATGGGTATGGTTGCGGGTGTTTCACAAATAAACAAAAGGTTCGAAAAAGATTTTAGAGATTATGGTAAAACTACGAAGAGTACTGGTACTGTTTTAGGACTTCGCGCAGTTGGTTTACTGTTCGGATTTCTCGTTTCCTATTTTATTTTTGGAAAAAGAATGTATAAACACTATAATGCCCCTTTATATTAAGCATATCTTCTCGCAAGGTAAAAGGCAATCGCCGCGACCATACCGGTCGACGCTAAGCCGATTGCACTTCGATTTCCCTGGTCGTTCAAAAACGATGGGACGAAGTTTGCGAGTTTTTCTTGAACTGGCTTACTAATTGCCGCCGCAGCACATACAGCTACAATAAGTGCTTCGAACTGGTCATCAGTAAGGTTGAACGGATTTTTAGATTCGGATTTTTTTTCATTTGTATTTTGTCCTACTGGTTGTTGTTGTTGCGCCATCATCATTGGAGCTTGCATATGCATTTGCGTCATTCTTGGATCGGCGCCCATCATTGGTGGTTCGAGTGGTTCCTCGGCTTGACCCATAATATCGGAAATTGAAGTAGAGTCCATCGTCTGTTTATTTTCACTCACATTTTTTTCAGGGGGAATATTCGGCACGAAAGATGTCCCTTGGTTATTATTTAGAGATACCATACCGTCGCCATTGTCTGAAAGATTCATCGTTCTAACGTCTGTCGCCATTTATATGTACATAGTTTTTTGGTTTTAAATGATTACGCATTATTGTCCTGAAGAGTATAGTTTGGATATAAACACCCGAATGTTTTTATGATTCTGGGTAAATCGTTTAATTTATCGTAATCACACATATCATTATCTATATAAACAGTTTTAGTATGATGACATATATCAATTATAACACGGTACCCATCATCACTATCATCTGGTTTAAATTCATTATAAGCTGGATACACTACAGTGTTGGCATTTTTTATAGGTGTATACATTCGTTTAACAATTGATCTTATCATTTTCTTTTCGTGACTTTAAATGGTGTATTCTTTTTAACTGAATTTGGATCTCTTACTTTCATGTTTCCATGTTTCGGATTAAACATCTTTTTATGTGTTTGCCAGTACTCTGGTGCACCAACCCTGAAATTTTTACGAAGTGTTGCTTTATACCAAAAAACACAATCTTCTATTTTATTACTTTTAGAAGTATTATCCAATACCAAACATTCGTAATTTTCTGTACACGAATCCATAACCTTATTAAACATTTCAAAAGATGGAAAAATACCAAAAAAGTTTTTAAACAGTTTTTCCCTATTTTGAATAATATTTTCACGTAAAATGAAGATGTAATCAATATTTGCCCTGAGTGCAGGTGGTAGATCCATACAGTACTGCATGGTTAACATGAAAAATATCTTCCAATGACGACCATTCATAAAGCATTGACGAATACATGTATCTTTCATAAACTTCGAATCATACATACAGTCATCTAAAAGAAGAAAGGCTCCACAATTTTTTTTACCCGCACCAACTAATCTCTTTTGTCTATCCATTACACGTTCAATAGCTTCTCT